CTCCTGCTGGGTTCCAGCAGAATCACGTGGGAGGTTTTATACGAGTAACACTCTCTCAGGTAGTTCCCATGAACCTACCTAATTTGGAAGATACGTTGGATCGTCGAACCCTCTGGGAGGTCCAAGTCACCTCGTCGCCACGTATCGAACAGTCGCTCCGTAGCTTTCTGTTCTTCTTCCCCGAGATTATATACGGTCTCAAAGACAGATCTCAGCGAACCGTCAATATTCTCGGTAGGGATTTCGGTTTTGTCAGCTACCACATCGGAGAACAACCCCTCCAGATCCGAAATACCCACGTGTTTTGCTTTCTCCACCATCTTCTTCTTTTCACCATAAGGAATCCTAGCCCAGGCCTTAGCTCCCGCAGCCTTATAGGTACACGTAAGACCCACTAGCTGCCTCTTTGCCAACCTAACCTGCGCCCTAGCAAAACTCTCAGCAACTGGCACACCTTTTGTCTCATAAGCCAAACACAAGGACTTGGCCAAGTACAACCCAGCAGCACTAATCTCATTAATCTCATTAGGTACTGCTGTCCATGCGGCGGTTGTCAAAATTCTACCGATCTTCCGCACGAATTTGTAACCTGTAGCCGTCCTCATAAAATGGCCAGAACAAAACTCAACAATATCGCGCGACCCGTTCTTGGTTTCCAGCACCAGTCCAAACTTGCTCATCATACTGCGTATTACATCATGGTCTGTTATGGAAGCCGCGAACATGTCGTCACCTTTTGCAACAACAAATCCAGGAATACTCGGACACACAGCCGCCGTATCCCTAGACGCTACTAAACTACCCTCCATAAGGAAGATGTTATAGTAAGTCAACATTTGCATCAACAAGGTGTTAAAAATTGTTGTGAGCACATCGCCCGAAAAAGTAGTACCAAGTATCCAAAGCACCAATCTAAACTCATCAAATTTAGAATTCTTGTTAAATTTTCCCTTAGCTGCTCTATCTTGTCTAAACAACATCATAAGCTCAGGAAAAACTGCTTCGAACAAACTTAGCATTACAGCTTTCAAAGCATAATTTATGCTCCTGTCATATCTAGCTGCATCTGAGTCCCACCAGTTCAAATCTATTCCGCCCACCGCGGTTGGTGTGTTTTGAGCCAATCTCTCGACAAAATTCTCCTCCTCAACCTTAGAGTTACCATTCACCCAGGTAGGCCACTCCGCTCTCAAATAGTGATCCATCTCTTGGGCCGCCGCAGCAATCTGCCCTTTGAAATGGTTATCAACATTACTTATGAGACGCGGCGCTTTGGAGTGCTCCTCTCCTAGCAACTCGTCTGTTTTGGTGAAGAAATCAACCCTCACGTTCGGCTCTTCAGTTGGATAGTAAGTCATCTCTCCCATTACGTACGGCCCCATAATCTTACGTGCCTTAGCTGAGGCACGATCCCACCATTGGGCCGGCGGAGGAACAGACATGACGGGTATGGCTGGATGGTATTGTCCGGATGCCCAGAACCCGGAACCACCAGGCTTTATACAATCAAGAAATTTTTCAAAACCCATCAAATCGGCAACCTCGGTACTAAGACCGTTGAAGCCTGCCTGTCGTCCAATCGCTGAGAGAGAAGCACAAGTGCAACCCAAATTGCACGTTGGGGTATAAGCTGGTAAACGACTGATTGTTAAAATCGGCCCTATTTGCTGAACACAGCGACCAGCTCCAATTCCCCTGCAGGAATTTTGTGGCCTAGTAAAAGCCACGGCTGCTGTCATAGTGGAGTTGGAGTCACCAATATCACGCCAACGAAAGCCCGTCCAGTGTTGAGCCCTGATCAAGTAGCCCTTACCCAGAAAAGGAGCTCTATCTTCAGGATCCATCCCAGACAATTCATCCAGGATTTCACGCGAACTATAATGCATCCATTTTCTGATCAGAACATCTTCCATGAGACCGTATGTGCCATTCAGCGCATCCAAATCCTTGGTATGCTGAGGATTGAAAGTGCATTGAGCCTTGAGAACAATTTTGTCCCCAAGATCAATAGCAGCCAAAACCTCACAATACTCAAGGTACAAAGCCTTCAAACGCCAAAAGCAAAACGCC